GCCTCAAATACGCTCGCACGCTGAAGGATGAAGGCCGCATCGAACTGTTCACCTCGCTGCTGCCGATCGCCGAGCTGCTCAAGGCCGCGAAGCCTCTCGCGGTGAAGCGTCAGGACGCAGGCCCTACCGATCGGCAGAAGGCGATCGCCACCGAGCGTGCCGGTCATGAGATGACGTGCCAGTGCTGCGGGCGCGGCATCTTCGCCAACACTGGCAGGCTCGCACACCACGGCTACACACGCCCCGGTGATGGCTGGCAGACGCCGTCCTGCTTTGGCGCGAAGCGCCTGCCGTGGGAGGTCGATCGCAGCGCCGTCAAGGATCTGATCGATCATCTCAAGGAGGTGCTGCTGCGCTCAGAGTATTCGCGCACTGCGGTGTTCGATGAGATCGAGCCGGTCGTGCATCGCTACCAGATCTACGATCGCAACGTGCGCGGCGGTTATCGCAGCGGTGCGCTGGTGTTGCGGCGTGACACCTTCGCGGAGGCCTTCGCGCTCAATCCCGATGGAGTGTTCACGCGCAGCGGTGCCTCGACGTTCGATCAGTTCAAGACACGCGATCTCGAAATTCGCGATCGTAAGATCTCGCGGCTCAAGCGCGACATCAAAGAGTTCACAGCCCGCTACGCTGGCTGGAAGCAGACGCACAAGTGGAACGGCAAAACATGGGAGGCCCTATGACACGCAAAAAACAACGACCCGCTTCGCCGCCTTGGATGTACCAGCGAGCCATGACGCCTGACGCATTCCAGCACGCCATCAAGCTGCTGGGCATGACGCAGGCGTCAGCCGGGCGCTTCCTTGGTGTCTCAGCTCGAACGGCCCGCCGCTACATCAGCGGTGAGGCCGTCATCAGCCCTGCTCAGGTGATGCTGCTGCGATCCATGCTTCACCACGGCGAGGCACCGCTGGTGCCGCGAGGTTCGCCGCACGATTACTGATAGACGGTTCCCGGAAGGGCGCGTATCCTCCCAGCGATGGGCGGTGCGCGCCCTTTTCGCGTTTGCGGGGCTGGGGCCAACCCCAGAGCTAAATGGCTAAAATGCCAGCAGATATCCGTTCTTTGTGTCGCTCATACACGCCTTCGACGGTGCGTATCGTGGCTGGCATCGCCAAGGACGGCCTCACCGAGGAGGCGCGGCTGCGCGCCATCAACATGCTGTGGGAGCGCGGCTGGGGCAAAGCAGCTCAGCCCGTGACCGGCGAGGACGGCGAGGGCGCGATCGAGATCACCATCCGCAACATCGCTGAAGGAAAAAAGTGATGCGCGACGGCGACCCGCACAAGCTGGTGCCTATCAGCGAGATGTTTGAGCGTTTCACAGAATTGTTCGAATTAATTGTCGATGAATTGCAGGCGCTGCCCGGCACCAGCGCCGATATTGTTACGATGCATAAGCATGTCTATGCGCTGCGCGACATCATGAGAAAGTCAAAGTCATGATCCGCGTCAGCTTGCCCAACAATGCGTGGACGCCGAGGCCGCATCAGATGCCGCTGTGGGCGCACCTACGCAACGGCGGCAAGCGAGCCTTCGCGGTGTGGCACCGGCGAGCTGGCAAGGATGACGTGTGCCTGCACCACACTGCGATCGCGGCGTGGGAGCGCGTAGGAAATTATTGGCACTGCCTGCCGGAATATAACCAAGCACGCAAAGCGATCTGGACAGCAATCAACCCGCACACAGGCAAGAGGCGCATCGATGAAGCATTCCCCGTCGAGCTGCGAGCCAACACCAACGACACCGAAATGTTCATCCGATTTAAGAACGGAAGCACATGGCAGTGCATTGGCAGTGATACCTACAACACCACCGTTGGCGCTAGCGTCGCAGGCATCGTCTACTCAGAGTGGGCGCTGGCGAACCCAAGCGCGTGGGCCTACCACCGGCCAATGGTCGAGGAGAACAACGGCTGGGCGACGTTCATCAGCACTCCCCGAGGACGCAATCATGCGTTCGCCCTTTTTCAGCATGCGTCTCAATCGCGAGAGTGGTTCTGCGAACTCCTCACCGCAGACGATACCGGCGCTCTCACACCGGAAGCTCTTGCCGAGGCCCTAGCCGAGTACAAGGCGCTGTACGGCGCTGACGTGGGCGCAGCACAATGGCGGCAAGAGTATTATTGTGACTTTCAAGCTGCCATTTTGGGAGCCTTCTACTCTCATGAGATGGCCGAGGTGCGCCGCGAGAAGCGCATCGTCGAGGTCGAGGCGCTGCCGGATCAGTACGTCCACAGGGCTTGGGATCTGGGCGTGTCGGATGACACGTCGATCTGGTTCTTTCAGGTGCAGGGCGCGCAGCTCATTGTGCTGGATCACTACTCCGCGAGCGGTGTCGGCGTCGAACACTACCTCGAACAGATTGAGCTGCGAGAGCGCGAGCATGGCTGGCTGCGGGGCGCGGACTACGTCCCGCACGATGCCAATGTGAAGGAGTGGGGATCCGGCAAGACGCGCATCGAGACGATGCGGTCGATCGGCCTCAAGCCCGAGCGCATCCCGATGGCGACGATGGCTGACGGCATCAACGCCGTGCGACGCACGCTGCCTATGACGGTGTTTCATCCGCGCACCGAGGACACCGGCGTCGCCGCGCTGGAGCAGTACCGGCGCGAGTGGGATGACGAGAAGAAGGCGTTCAGGGCGACGCACGTCCACGATTGGACGTCGCACCCTGCCGATGCCTTCCGCTACCTTGCACTGGCGTGGAAGGGGGTGAGAGCGCGCGTTGTGGCTCCAGCACCTATCGAGGGTTGGGTGCTGCCGCCACCGCCGGATGAGCGCAGGGGCATCAGGCTATGAGCGCAGACCTTGTCCGCATGGTTCATGCCGATCCCCGCCTGTCGCGCGACCCGCTGGCGGTGATGATCAACGCCGAGAACGCCTACCGCATGCTGCCGCTGCTGATCCGATCGAGCGGCGAGTATTACCGATTGCAGCGCCTCTATCCGAACGCGACACGCCTGCTGCGCAGGCTCGCGGCGGAGATGGGCAAGGCTCACATGGGGGAGTGGAATGGTCAGCTCTGATCGCAAGACCGCGCTAACACCGGAAGAAAAAATCACGGCGGCGTTCATGCATTACGTCCGCAAGGTAGACCAGCAGGACATTGCTATCATGCTGGGCGGCGTCAACGGAGGGCGCGTAAACGAGGCGTGTCTCGACATCGCCATTGCGGTCAAGCTGCGCCCGGCAGTGACCAAGACACCGCCAACGCTGGTCGCGGAAAAGGACGTGGTCAATGGTTGACGAGCCAGCAGGCGGCAAGCCGGTCGAGGAAGACCTCCGCACCGAGGACAACGAGTACAACCCGGCGGTCGAGCCTAAGAGCGCGAAGGCGTGGATCAACCGCATCGAGGAGAGCGAGAAGGCGTTCGAGCGGTGGAACGATCACTGCGACAAGATCGACAAGCAGTATGCGTCGCTGGAGCGTCTAGCGAGCATGACACGCGACAAAGAGTTCCAGATGTTCTGGGCCAATTGCGAGGTCATCAAACCATCGATTTACGCCAAGCGCCCCGAGCCTGTGGTGGTGCCTAAGTTCAAGGACAAGCGGCCTGTGTATCAGGCGGCGAGCGAGATAGCCGAACGCTGCGCAGTGGTGGCCTTCGACCTCACACATATCAACGATCTGATGCTGCTGGTGCGCGATGACCTCGCGCTGATCAGCCGTGGCGTTGTGTGGTGCCGGTATGATGAGGGCGGCGCTGGGCGTTACGACCATGAGAAGGTCTGCATTGATTTCAAGGACCGGCGAGACTTCCTGCATAGCATCAGCCGCAACTGGACCGAGGTGTCGTGGGTTGGTGCCGCATCGTATCTGACGCGCGGCCAAGCGCGTAAGCGGTTCAAGAGCCAGAGCGGCGACGAGTACCAGAAGGCGGAGTACGAGGTGAACCGCGACGCCAAGAGCATTGGCGGCGCTGATGGCCGGGAGCGCGCCAAGTTCTGGGAGATCTGGGACAAGAGCGAGCAGCGCGTGGTGTGGGTCGCCAAGGGCTGCGAGAAGATACTGGACGAGGATGACCCACACCTCGACCTAGCCAACTTCTTCCCATGCCCCAAGCCTGCCTACGGCACGGTGCAGCGCGGCTCGCTGGTGCCGGTGCCTGACGTGATGCAGTACCGGGACCAGCTTGAGGAGATCAACCTGTTGACGGGCCGCATCCACGCGCTGAGCGACGCGCTGGAGGCGAAGGGCTTTTACCCGGCGGGCGGTGCCGAGCTGGGCGATGCGGTACAGGCGGCGATCACCACGCACACGCCGGGCCGCATGCTGGTGCCGATCAGCAATTGGGCGGCATTCGGAGGCTCGAAGGAAATCATTGTGTGGTTGCCGATCGACATGATCGCCAACACGATCACGGCGCTGGTTGGCCTGCGCAAGCAAGTGATCGAGGACATCTACCAGATCATGGGTCTGGCCGACATCATGCGCGGGCAGAGCGATCCCGAGGAGACGCTTGGCGCGCAGCAGATGAAATCGGAGTACGGCTCCAAGCGCATCAAGGACAAGCAAGGCGAGATGGTCCGGTTGGCGCGCGATCTGGTGGAGATCGTGGTCGAGATCATCACAGAGAAGTTCGACCCCGTCACGATCATCGAGATGAGCCAGACCGAGCTGCCTACCCAGCAGATGGTTCAGCAGAAGATCGGCGAGGTGATGAAGCAGATGAACGCCCAGCAGCAGCAGATGCAGATGGTGGCGCAGAACCCACAGGTTCAGCAGATGGCCGCGCAGCAGCCCGACATGGCGAAACAGGCGATGGAGCAGGCCCAGAAGGCGCAGGACGCCGCCATCCAGACGATCAACCAGCTCAAGGAAAAGCCGACGATCGAACAGGTGCTGGCGTTCCTGAAGGATCACCGCGCGAGGTCGTTCGTGCTGGACATCGAGACGGACAGCACCATTCAGGTGGACGAAAACTCCGAGAAGCAGCGCCGCACCGAGTTTGTTGGCATGCTTGGGACGCTGCTGCCGCAGCTCGCGCAGATGATCCAAGGCGAGCCGAGGACAGCGCCGTTCTGTGGCGAGATGCTGAAGTTTGCCACCGCGCCGTTCCGTGCCGGGCGATCGCTCGACGGTGCGGTCGAGGAGCTGGTCGAGCTGATGAAGCAGAAGGGATCGCAGCCGCAGCCGAACCCGGAGGCGGAGAAGATCAAGGCGCTGATGGCCGTCGAGGACAAGAAGCTGGAGGCCAAGAAGCAGAGCGACATGCTGGCGGCCAAGACGGCGAAGGACGAGCTGTCGATGAAGGATCGCCACAAGCAGTGGGAGCTGGAGAACGATCGCCGCATCGAGCTGGCGAAGATCCAAGCCTCGCAGGGCGACGATCAGTACAAGATGCTCATCCAGAACGACAAGCGGATCCAGAACCGCGAGGCGCATCAGGCCCACATGCTTGAGAAGACGCAGGACATGCACCTCAACGCGCAGAAGGCGCAGGCTGCGGCGCAGCAGTCGAGCCAGCGCGCCAGTGAGCAGTCGCAGCGCGCACAGGATCAGCGAGCGCAGCAACAGTTCAAGATGATGCAACCGCGAGGCAATGGGAGCGGCGTGTGAGCGATTGGTATCTCGGGCAACTCGCGAGGCAGGACGAGTACGGCGACCAGCCACCGGTGCCGCAGATCACAGTGACGCCCAAGCAGGCGCTGCCGCCCGAGATGACGCTGCCACCGGCTCCCGAGCGCAAGAACATGCTGGAGCGCAACTTGCCACCGGCCTACGACCCGCTGTCGCGCACCCAGCAGGCTGTGGGCAGCGCGGCGTTCGACCTCTCGCCAATGGGGTCGCTGGCGGATCTGTACGACACGTTTCAGGCGCGTGACGCGCCCGGCTTCGGGCTTGCCGCCGCCGGTGCATTCCCGGCAGCGAAGGCGGTGAAGGGCGTCAAGAAGGCTGCGGACGTCGCGATCGATGCACTAGCCCCCGCCCACAAAGCGGGAACGGTCATAGAACAATCCGGGATCGCCCGGCCCAACGTCATCGAACGCTTCGTGACGGACCCGCAGCGCATCTACAAGGAGGGCATCTACAAGCGGCCAGACGTGATTGCGCGGGAGGCGAATGCGATGGTCGCGCCCGAGCATCCCGCCCTGAAGGAGCTGTTTGGCGTCACGCGGGATGACCTCTACGAGATGAGCGACAAGGGTCGCCGTCAGGGCAACATCATCGACCCCGGCCTATTCCAGCCCAAGAGGCAGGGCGGATCCTACGCCGCCGAGAACATAATGAAGCCCGCCAACGCGCAGCGTCTGATCGACACGCTGACGGAGGCCCGTAAGTATCCGGGCCTAGAGCAGGGCATGGTGCCTTGGTACGTCATGGACCCTGCCTTCCAGCAGATGGTCAAGCTGATGGGCTTCGAGCGCGCGAAGGCCGAGTACGATATTTTCAATTCGATGATGACGCCGTTCTCTGCTTCGTCTGACGTGATGAAGGAGATCAATCGCGGCACTGGCGCGCGCATGATGATGGAGCGCGGCGACTATCCATCATTCGTGAAGTACGGCGGCATGCCGGTCGTGAAGCGCGGCGAGGACTTTCCGCCGGAGATGACCGGCATCATTCCGCATCTGCGGCACGCGCCGACGCACACCGACCCGGTGTCGAAGTGGCTAGCCACCGGCAAGCACGGCTATGGCGATGACACTGTGAAGATCCCTCTCTACACGCAGGCGTCTGGCGTTCCTGAGACAGGATTTCAAACACGCTTCCCGGTGCCTGACGCACACTTCACTCGCGCTGTCGGCATGTCGGACGTGCGCAAGAATGCGGGGCCGGGCGACTACATGGGCGGCTCCGAGTACCGCACCTTTGGTCCGTGGTTTCGCGAGAATGTATCCAAGCCTCTTGGCATCGAGGCGGTGCCGACGCAGGCGCTGACGTGGGGAGCATATGCGCCGCAG